GGGCTACCTGCTTGCAATGAACAAGGTATCTGGAGAGCTAGTTCTATATGAGCTTGATGAACTTACTCTGATAAACGCTACCAAACGTATACAGGATATTAAGAAAATAGCGGTAAGCCCTGACATGCCACCCTTCTGCTATGAACCAGAGCCAGAGGGTAAGTCAGGGAACATGAAGCTGGCTAGAGATTGTGTATACTGTACTTACAAGTGGAATTGTTTTCCTGATATGAGAGTCTTTAGATACAAGGAGGGTTTCAAATACTTTACAACAGTGGATAAAGAACCTAAAGTACCAGAAATAACAGAGAGTTTTAGAGGATGAGATGTCTGTCTTCATAAGGCACGAGCCTTGCCCAGAATGTGGTAGTAAAAATAATGTAGGAGTATATTCAAACGGATACAAAGAGTGTTATGGCGAAGGTTGTACTTATAAGGTTTCACCTAACTCATACGAGGAGGAAGAAGAATACCCCATGATAGCAACAAAGGCTGTAAGTACAGGCACTATCAAGGCTATTCCCGATAGGAGTATTGAAGAGGATACATGCAGACGATATGGAACCATGCTTAATGGGACCAAGCATTTCTATCCTTACTACAGCAAGGAAGGAGAGCATGTAGCTAACAAGGTCAGGAACACAGAGAACAAAACCTTCTTTGCAGAAGGTAACATGAAAGGAGCCATGCTGTTTGGACAGCGAGCCTTCTCGGAAGGTGGTAAGTATATTACTATCTGTGAGGGTGAGGTGGATGCTATGTCTGCCTACCAGCTACTTGGTAGCAAGTGGCCTGTTGTATCCATTCGTAATGGTGCAGCGTCTGCTGCTAAGGACGTTACAGATAACTATGATTTCCTGACATCGTTTGATAATATAGTTGTGTGCTTTGATAACGACGATGCTGGTATCAAAGCTTCAGCCAGAGTAGCTGAGATGCTGTCACCTAAAGCCAAGGTAATGTCCTTGCAGTACAAGGACGCTAATGATTATCTTCTTAATAATAAGAAGAACCAGTTCGTACAGGATTGGTGGGCGGCTAAGACCTACACTCCAGAAGGCATCGTATCTGGAAACGAGATGTGGGATATCATCGTTGAGGGTGCTACGGAAGCATCTATCAACTACCCCTATCAAGGACTACAAGATCTGACATACGGCATTCGTATGGGAGAGCTTGTAACTGTAACGGCAGGATCTGGACTAGGTAAATCTCAGTTTCTGAGAGAGCTAGTATACCACATCTTCAAGAACACTACTGACAACATAGGTATGATGTTCATGGAGGAATCTGTAAAGAGAAGTGGCCTAGCTTTTATGAGCCTTGAGGCTAACAAATGCCTGCACCTACCATCAGAGTTCTCTACAATAACCAGTGATGATCTTACAAGGTACTTTGATAATACTTTAGGTACTGGGAGGTTGTTCTTTTATGACCATTTCGGTTCTAACACAGTAGACTCTATCTTGAATCGTATCAGATACTTTGCAAAAGCTCTGAATTGTAAGTATGTTGTACTAGATCATATCAGTATCATAGTTTCAGATCAGAACATGTCTGATGAGAGACGTGCTCTCGATGAGATCATGACAAAGATGCGTACTGTTGTGCAGGAACTCGATATAGCTCTGCTGATCGTATCTCATCTCCGTAGGCCCATGTCTACGGGCCATGAGGAGGGGGCTGTAACATCCTTGTCTCAGTTAAGAGGCTCTGCCAGCATAGGGCAGCTATCTGATATCGTTATTGGCCTGGAACGAAACGGGCAGCATGAGGATGAGCTAGAACGCCACACTACAACGGTACGAGTGATAAAAAATAGATTCTCTGGCTTGACAGGGCCAGCTTGTAAAGTCTATTATAGTCGTGAATCAGGCAGACTTACCGAGGTTCATGAAGAATTTGAAGAACTTGAGTAATGCACTGGATCTATAAGCGAAAGCCTTTTACACCCAACCTTGAAAGATTTGGTTTCGTGTACAAGATAACTAATAAGAAAACTAAGAAGGCTTACATAGGTTGCAAACAATATTTTATCGGTAGTAAAACTAAGAAGCCCTCTGGTTGGGAATCCTATGCAGGTTCTTCAAAGCATTTACTAGTTGATATAGGTAAGATAGGTAAGAAACATTTTACTTTTCAGATCATCGGAGAGTACGAGAATAAGAGAAGTCTGAAGTACTATGAGTGCTTCTATCAGATGAAGCTTAAAGTTCTTACTGCTGTTCTAGAGGGAACAGATGAACCAGCCTATTATAATAACTATGTTGGTGGTAAATTCTATAGACCTATAAGATCAGAGGACTGAAGATGCCTATTGTTATGCAGCTTAGGGTACATGTGAAGGATCTTGATCTGAATCCCAAGGTATGGTATCTTACTCCCATACATGAGAAAGAGATTCTTCCTGAGAAGAATATAGTCACTATCCGAACAAAGAAGACACTGACGACACACTGGTCAGATCGAAACTTTGAAGAAAATTCTGAGAAGATAACGGAAGATATTAGTAAACTGAAGTCTATACTGGCTACCAATAGCATTGTAATCCTACCTCTAGAAAAACTAACCAGTGATCTTGCAGAGATGGAAGAGCACTGTCCTAAGACTAAATTGTTTCTTGAGAAACACATCGAAAGGTTGATGAAGCATGGCTATTAAGCAGAAAGACTTGATGGACCTTCTTGGTATCCCAGAAGATTCATATGATCCCGATAAAGAACGCCTTGTTATCGTACTTGAGGAAGAGGATGAGGAAAGAGATGAGTTCACTGTGCATATCTTTGATATCTCTGAAGATGAAACTGAGATCTCATTGATAAAAGAGATAGGCTATGGAGTGCTATCTAGTTTATATGATGAAGACTTTCTAAGCTCAGTTAGAGAAGCAGGAAAGTATTCCTTTAACGTAAAGTATCCTCAATCGTTAGACTTAGAAAGCTATGGAGATAATGTAATTAATTTCCGAAGAGACCCTAATGGCTGATAGTATTAATAATCCTGCTCACTATAATAAAGGTAAGCTTGAAACCATAGAACTAATAAAACACTCTATGGCTTCTTCAGAATTTGAGGGTTACCTACAAGGAAACATAATTAAGTATATATCCAGATACAGACACAAGAATAACTCTCTGGAAGATGTGTTGAAAGCAGAGTGGTATATAAAAAGATTAATAAAAGAACTTAATGAAGCTGACTATGCTCCTGCTCCTTGTGATACTGAATAATAAACATGCAGGGATTTACTCACAGCCCTAAGAAAAGAAAACTAAGACGCCACAAAGCAAAGCATTTACGACATCGTAAAAAGCTTGGACCTAAATCATCATGGAGGACCAGATGAATATCAGTGTAGACCTTATTAATGCTATTTTAAACTACCTCTCAAAGAGACCTTTCAATGAAGTTAATGGTCTTGTTGGTCAGCTTATGTTAGAAGCTAGGCAAGACCAGGAGAACAGCCAGCAAGAGCTTAGTCTTACTGAAGATGAGGATGACGAAGATAATGTTACCGACTGATTACCAATCTTTTATACACCAATCAAGATATAGTCGTTGGTCAGAAGAAGATGGAAGGAGAGAGACTTGGGGAGAAACTGTTAATCGTCTTCTTAATTTCTATAAATCCTTTATAAAAGATAATCATGATTGCTCCATGACAAAGGAGTTGTTTACAGATCTATATGAAGCTCTCACTTCTCTTAAAATTATGCCATCCATGAGAGCAATGATGACTGCCGGTCCAGCACTGGAACGTAATCATATAGCAGCCTACAACTGTTCTTATCTACCTGTAGACAGCCCAAGAGCCTTTGATGAATGTCTCTATATCTTAATGCATGGAACAGGTGTTGGCTTCTCCGTTGAAAGACAGTATGTTAATCAGCTTCCCTCTGTGCCCGACGTGGTTGAAGAGAGCGAGACAACAATCATAGTTCAGGATAGTAAGGAGGGATGGTTCAGAGGCTTCAAGGAGCTTATCAATCTTCTCTATGCTGGTATGTTACCCCGATGGGACATGTCCAAGGTACGTCCTGCTGGAGCTAAACTAAAGACCTTTGGAGGTAGGGCTAGTGGTCCTGAACCTCTTGATGACTTGTTTACATTTGCCTGTAATATGTTTAAGAAGGCTGCTGGGCGTAAACTATCCAGCATAGAATGCCATGATCTCATGTGTAAGGTGGCTGATGTGGTAGTTGTTGGCGGAGTACGCAGATCGGCTCTTATCAGTCTATCCAACCTGTCTGATGATCGTATGAGACACGCTAAGTCTGGTTCATGGTGGGAAACAGAACCTCACCGGGCTCTGGCTAATAACTCTGTCTGCTATACAGATGGTGCAGCCGATATGGGTTCATTCATGAGAGAGTGGACAGCCCTGTATGAGAGCAAGTCCGGTGAACGGGGTATCTTTAACAGACAGGCTGCACAGCAACAGGCTGCTAAGTATGGTCGCAGAGATGACTCCATAGACTATGGCACTAACCCTTGCTCTGAGATTATCCTTAGACCCAAGCAGTTCTGTAACCTCTCAGAAGTTGTAGTACGAGCAGAAGATACAGCCAAGACTCTACAGAGAAAGGTTGAGCTTGCTACTATCCTGGGAACAATACAGGCTTGCTTCACTGACTTTAAAGGCTTGAGCAGACAGTGGGTACGCAATACTGAAGAAGAAAGATTACTTGGTGTTTCTCTCACAGGCATTCTTGATAACAAGATCATGTCTAATCAATCAAGAGATGTCCTAGCTCCTCTTCTTAATAACCTTCGTTTAACTGCTGTGAATACAAACAGGGTATGGTCCAAGTATCTGGGTATCGAACCCTCTGCTGCAATCACCTGTGTCAAGCCAAGTGGTACGGTTAGCCAGCTTGTTGATGCTGCCAGTGGCATTCACCCCAGACACTCAGAGTATTATATTCGTACTGTCAGGGCTGATAAGAAAGATCCTTTGACTCAGTTCATGACTGACCAAGGCTTCCCTGTAGAGGATGAGATTCTTAAACCGCAGTCCATGTCAGTATTTAGCTTCCCTGTTAAGTCACCAGTAGGGGCCTTGACAAGAGATAAGATATCTGCTATAGATCATCTAAAGATATGGCAAGTCTATTCAGATCACTGGTGTGAGCACAAGCCTTCTATCACTGTATCAGTCAAGGAGAATGAATGGATGGAAGTTGGTTCGTATGTGTATGATAGCTTTAGTTCCATGTCGGGCGTTAGCTTCCTTCCCATGAGCGAGCATACTTATAAGCAAGCACCCTATCAGGACTCCACCAAGGAAGAGTATGCATCTCTCTTTAGTAAGATGCCAGAGAACGTAGACTGGAATAAACTATCTGAATATGAACAAGAGGATAATACACTAGGAAGCCAGACGTATAATTGCTCTGGTGATGTTTGTGAGGTCGTAGATATTGTAGCATGAAGGAAGAAATATTATTCTTCTTACTATTCCTTACGAGTTTTGTTATAGTAATTTATCCAATCATGAATCTTTAGGAGGTTAGTTATGAAAAAATATATTATTGGTATCTTTGCTATTCTTATTGCCGTCCCTGCTTTTGCTCATGAGACCTTGAACAAGGCACTGTCTAATACCGCTTTGAAGTGGCCTACTGAGTGTGTCTTGGATAACGGTAAGTATAATAAAAAGGGACAATGGATTGACCACAATGGTACTGTCTATTCACATGGATCTCTTGAGAGCGCAACAGAGTGTCTCTCCAAAGGTTCTCTACCTAAGACTGTATTCCAAAGAGTAGGTATCTGGGGTACTAAAGAAATTCTAAATAGAATCAGTAATAAGTATGATCAACAGTTACAAATTATGATGGAAAAGGCACGCCCTGCTGTAGAAAATGATAACAACTAGATCATATATACGATACCTTAGTGATGAGGAGGAGATAGAGATACTGAAGAAGAGTGTCTTTGATCTCCAAAAACAACTACAAGAAGCCTATAAAAGAATCAGAGAATTAGGAGAAGAGAATGAGCGAACAAGAAGATCAGATTAAAATTCATCTGGAAGGACTGGAGATGGAACATGCCTATCTCATAGAGAATCTGGGTGAATACCATAGAGTACAGAGAAAGAATGTACAGGAGTATCTAAGTAGTAGAATAGAAACATTGAAGAGTGATATCAAGGATGTTTCATTTGCTGAAACAATCCTTGAGAAGGAGTTGCCAGTTGCCCAAAAGAAAACAGGATAGCAATGTTGCCACCCTGTTTAAGTTTGGTGTATATCTAACTGACAAGGGTCACTTAGAAATACAACGAGAGTATCTTCATCCTAATGACTGGCTAAAAGTTGTTAATGAAAATTTTCCTTCTTATGAAAATAAGGAACTATTACACAAGTTCCTTACTTACTCTCAGAATATGATGGATCAGGTTGAACGAGACTTGAGTACATACAGTCCTATTATTAGACCAACCCACCATCATACAAAAGCTTCATAGGTGAAGTAAGCAGTTTATCTTGATTTAATATCATAAAACTTCTTTCACCACCCGTTTCTTTAGTATTAGTATAACTAAAAGCATCCGCCCCGGTTCTATCTAGAAAATCTTGTAGAAATTCTACCCATCTTTCAGTATCGGGTTTCAATACACTATGTTTTATAGAGCCCTCTACAAGATATTTCCAGAGACGAACAGCTTGTTCCTCATCACCATCAACAGAGGATTTTAAATTCTCTATAGCAGACTTTGAAGGATACAATTTAGAAGAGAACATTTGACGTATCTTAGGGTCTTTAACGTCAATAAAGTATTCTTTATCAATAAGCTCTGAAGTTATATCAAGTCGATCAGGAGACATTCCTCCTTTTTCAGTTAGATTTCTTATCCAAGATTCGGGAGATTTAAAACTGCCTATATCTGGAATTTCTATAGTATTATCTATCTTAGCCATAAAGGAAAAAACATTGCTTTCTTTTTTATGTGCGGGATGACCAGGTAATTTTTTAAGAAGTTCCTTATAATTCTCAACACCTTTTTTAGTCGTAACATGAACACCAATATCAGATTTAAAATCAATACCTTTACTGCTTGCTGCTTCAGTTGGAATTACATTTAATTTACCTCCAGTAATCTCTGGAACAGTAGTAAGATGATAGACTTCTTTTAGATTTCCAGTTAATGTAGCATCAGCAACAGGGGTTGGATCTAGTACACTTAATGCTGTGCCAAGCACAGGTATTTTTTTAATAACTTTTCCTGCTATAGAAGCCACAGATGGTACGTCTTCTCCTTCAATAGGTAAAGAAGGAACACGAGGATCTCCTTCAGGATCACCCCCATCCTGCATAGATACCAACCCACCATCATACATAAGTCTTACAAGTCCTCCTCGTGCCCATGGATCAGCCCCAGGATCTCCCGTACCCGGACCATGCCCCATGTCGCCTGGATCGCCTGGACCTGTATCTGCTGCTGTATCACCTACAGGGTCCACAGGGTTCCAACTTTTGTAGTTATCTGTAGGATTAGTAGGAGTATTAGGAGTACCGCTATACGTACCATGGGGGCCAGCGCCAACTTCGTCAGCAGGAGTGTCAGACCAATCATCAAAACCTTTCCCAGGATCACCGGCGGCATGACCTGGATCAAGCCCGAGGCCATGGTCGCCTCCTGGGCCTTCCGAAGTAACACCCATTCCTACCATGTCTGGCGTTAAGCCCGGAGTTAGAAAGTTTGTCATAAATGCCCAAGCGAGTTTTAAGACCGGGTTAGCCGTAATAACGCTCGGAAGTACAGACAGGAGCGTCTGAGTTTGAGCTACTCGGCTATGAATTTGACTCTGAGTTACCCCGTGTTTAGACATTGGCCCAGTAAGGTCTATGTCTTCACCTCGTTCTAGTTGAGCATTTAGATCATCTATTGCATGGTCAACAGGATCTTTGTCCCAACCAGGAATATCTCCTATTTCGTCTCCTTCAACAGCTTCAAGACCACCAGGAGCAGGTGGGTCAGCAGCTATCAGTTGATCAGTAATTTCAGATTTTAACATGAACCCCGGTGGTACGGGCCATGAAGGCACATTACCCATGTGAGGAATCTTCATTTCAGATCTAGTTTCAGGATTAACATAAGTTTCTACTACAAATCCCCCATCCTGCATGGATAGGACTAGCCCACCATCGTACATAGGTCTTACCTGACCACCTTTATTAAAAACTCTTGAAACTCCTTTAATCTTCAACTTTTTAAGTTGTGTTAAATTGGGCTTCTTTATATTTCTAGCAAGAACTAATCCACCTATTTGTATAATCTCTTCAGCATCAAATATAGGTTGTCCTATCTCCTCCCCTGATTTTGTATAAAAAAATCCATGTCTTTCTGGGTTAAACCCTACTTGAACCCATTCTTTATTATTGGGATCAAGAGATTTTTCTAATATCTTATTATCTATAACATACTTTCTAGCATCTTCCGGTGATATATTTTGCCAATCACCTTCCATAGTAGCAAAAGGTTCTTTCGCTTTTCCTTTTGCAACTTTTAAACTTGGAGTAGTATGTGGACTAAATTTTACATTTTTTAATACTGCTGTCTTACTATACATAGTCCTAACATTCTGAGACTTATCTGTCAGAGTTACAACCCAAGTATCATGCTTATTATAAGCAGGAATATCTAAACGAGATAAGACTCTTGCACCTTGTTTAATGTTTCTATTAAATCCTACTAATCCTCTAGCTCTTTTATCTTTGGTTAAAGCAGCGGATATTTGTTCAAAACTATCTAATTTAGGTACTTCAGTTATAGGATTTATAGGTAATTCTTTTTTAACTAATTGTCTGTATTGTTTTCCTGTTATTTCACCTGTTTCTAATTTAGTTACTGCTTTTTGTAATTCAGGCTTTCGTGGTGCTGCAAAGTCGCCAGTTTTTACTGATACTTTTTTTGGTAGTTCTTCAGCACTAAGAGTTTCATCAACTAATTTTGCTTTAGGTACTTCATCAATAGTTTTAAAGGCTGCTCTAGCACCTCTAATACCTGCCTGCGCTACATCTCCTACAAAGGGAACAAGACCAAGTGCTGCAATACCCATTCCTGCATAGTCAGGTCCACCTTCTTTTGTAGCTGCTTCATAAAATTCCTTAATATCTAATACATCACCAACTATGGGAAAAAAAGAAGCAAGGGTTTCGGGACTATCTGGAGTAGTAGATACTACATCTCCTGCTGTTACACTCTCATCAGGATCACCACCCTTTGACATATTCTGTGGTTCAGTTAGAATTTCTTGAAGTGTATGCATCAGTGAATTACCAAATTTTCTTGAAGGTGGATATATCTTGAATATAGATCCTGTTCACAGAACCCTTTTATATCTAGTATTATGGAAGGAATATTGAGTCTCCAGTAATCCATGAATCTATCAAAGTATGGATAGTCTGGTGGGACATCAAAGCACTCATAGTTAAACTCTTGAATTATATGAGGCTGTTGAGGAGTCTTGTATACAATAGTTACAAGAACTTTGCTTTGAGAAAAAGTAGGTGTCATGTTTACTTCGCTGCACTGGACCCGAAATAAAAGCTGACAATAGCTGCAAGAGTATGCAGATACATAGGAGCTAGAGCTACACCTTCAACAGCTTTCCATTCTATGGTGTCAGGAGATTGCCAGATAAAAGGAATTGAGAATGATCCTTCCTTGACATGAGATACCATTACTGGTATGTCCAAGAACGGAGCAATAAAAGGAACCACAACTATACAACCCACACAGGCAAGAGCTATGATCCTACGAGTCCAAGCAAAGTGCTTATCCTTTAGACCATGCTGTCTAACATCCTGTAGTACCTTATGACGTGCATTGAGAGCATCAATCATAAGTTTATTCTGCTCTGCTTTAGACTTTACGATCTGACCTATGAGGGTCGTTACAAAGCCTATTAAAGAGCCACCTAGTAGGGTTGTTACAAGTTCCATAAAGACTATCTCCGCTTAGTGACTTTTCCGCCATACTTATATGAAAGATCAAACGGATCATAATCATATGCACCCGGAGAAGGATCGTATCTACCTCCGCCAAATTCAACAGCATCAAAGCCTTCGTCTGTCAGAGTGGAAGAAGGAGCTTGCGCTTCAGCCGCTTCTCGTCTTCTAGGTCTAGGTGCATCAAATTGAATCTCTTGAAGTCTAGGTACATTAAGAGGAGTACCCTTAAACCTAGATCTAGTTAAGTTTAGATCTTTTGTATCAAGGGCTGAAATACCAGAATCTCCTACTCGACCAGCCATTGTTCCCTGTAAACTTCGAAACTGAGATGTTGAACCCATCCTATCTAATGCAGCTATAGTTTGTCCTATAAAACCCCTAGGGATAGGTACTGTTCCTGTTCTCGCTCTTTCTGGATAAGTTGGTCTAGCAGAGATTACTCTTGGTTTTGCCATTATGTGCTCCTTACAAAGTTAGATATAGCCCATATAATAACTGAGCCTATGGCTCCTAGGACTGCTGCTGCGCCATAGATAGTATGCCTATCCTTTTCTAGCTTCTTTATTCTTGTATCATGCTTCTCAATAGTATCCCATTGTTTTTCTGTTATTACCATGACAGAATCAAGCTTACCTTCTAGTCTACCTAGGATAAGAAACATGTCTTTATCTGAGATATCATTCATCAATTGTCAGTTCCAAGTATAGCTTCACTTAGGCTTTCCAAAACATCCGTAGGAACTTCACCAAATTTTCTTTCTCTTCTTTGTAGCCCTAGTCGTTTCTCATCAGCAAGACCATGTTTTAAAAATAGATAGTCTATTCTATTTTGTAATTCTCTAGCTTGTTTGGCTACTTTTTCACCTTTAACATCATATAAAGGTGTATCAAAATATTTAAGATTATCTCTTTGCATTTTTCTAATTCTTGCTCTGAGATCTCTAACATCTTTTCGGAATTTAGAGGTTCTTACAACATCAAGTTTCTCTGGATCAACAGGCCATATCTTAATACCAACCGTTTGTGCAAGAGCAGTAAGAACAGGTAGGTCTACTGCATAAGCAGATGAATCAGGTCTTCTTTCTAAAGAGTTCATTATCTTTTTATGAGACCATGAATCATAAAAGTCTGACCGCTCCTCTGATCCGAATAATTTCTGTAGTCCACTAATTCCTAGTAAAGGATTATTAGGAACAAGACGGGCAAGAGTATAGGCTGCATTTCGTGATCCTAGAAATGTCTCTTCCGTTGTTATATCCTTTCCTGTGAAAGTATCTATACCAAGTAATGAAGTTACAAGTACTTCACCAGCTAATCCTCCAGAGGGCTGGAAGGGTGCAGGAAGACCAGTAACCCAGCCCCCGTCTTCAGGAGATAGTTGACCTAATACATCACCACCTGGAATAAACCTCATTATATCTAGCCAGAAAGATCTTTCAGGAAGTCTTTCTCCTGTTACGGAACTCCTATCCAAACCCCAACCAAGAGTATAATCAAATCTCTTTTCTGCAAACTGTTCTGTTCCTCTTGCGGGATCTCCTACTTTGAAAAAGGTTGGTGGCATGAAAGGAATACCAAACATACGAGAAAGTTGCTTCTCTTTCATTAAAGCTCTCTCGTACTCAGTTTCGCTCTTTGATCTTTCTCTTCCAGCATAATCAAGGGCATAACCAACTGCTGCCCATTTAGCAAACTTAGAGGGCCGCATGGTTGCTGTCTTTGCCAGCATGGGGATCATTCTGTAAGTGTAGGAGAAGAATGGAAGTGCAGAATCTCTAAGTAGGTTAATAAAAGGAGCTTGAATATTGTAATCGATGAATCCTTTTTTTGCTTCTTCAGCCGCTTCTCTCTTTATCTTTTCTAGACCAGCATCATATGCCTCTTGTGGAAGTTTCTTTAGTTGATCTATTTCAGGTGCTCTCTTTTGCAGTCTATCTATATAGAGGGCGATACGGAACATCTGATCTTCTCTTTGATAGAGATCTGTAGCCCCTTTATCTGCCCACTTAACGGGGTTTTTTAAGAAACCTTTGCCTGGAATTTTTAGCTTATCTAGAATATCAGTATAGTTTCTATAGGTCTTTCCTGCAATGTTAGTAGAGATATCAATAACATCATTCATATCTTCAACAGAATCTCTAAGTCTTCCTGTTCTTTGTAATTTAACTCTTAAAAACTCTCTGGCATACTCCTCTAGAAAATCTTTCTTGCCGATTCTAAGCTCTGCTTTAGCCAGACCAGCATCGAATACACCCAGTCTTACCAGATCTTCGTAAGTTCTAGACTCACCAAATCCTATATCAAGTTTATTTAAACTCTCTTGTCCCTTCTTAGTATACACTTTTAGACCATGTTCTAAAAAAGTATCTAGAGGAACATCATGAATATCCAGCAAGAAGAAGTTAGATACTATGTTATTAGTATGTACAGTAGGGTTCCACGAAGTCTTTGTTCTCTTCCAAATAGCATTATACCGTCTATAGGCTTGAAAAGCATTACTATTATATATGCTGCCCAGCATACCTTCACCATCAGAAAATGCTCTTTGTACTCTAATATCATCTACCATATCTTTAGGTAAATACTTACCAGCAAGATCACCATACTTAAATACTTTGCCGCCTGTTTTATCTACAAGCTTGCTATTCATCTGCTGTAATCCAGCCTGCTCTTCTGGAGAAAGATTATCATAGAGTTTTTTACCAGACTTTTTATATTCATTAATAGCGTTTTGAGCTATGTTTTTTTCTTCTGGTGTTTTAGCATTCTTAGCTTTCTTTAAAAGTTCTTTATAATCAGCCCTAGTCATATAACCAAATTTTATATTGACATCTGAATAAAATTTATAAACAGCAAGATCATTAAGCATAAGATCTCCTGTAGACTTAATAGCCCAGGCTGCATCTTCAATCTCGTTCATAGCTTCTCGTTCTGCTTTAGTAAGCTCTAAACGAA